ATCCACATGAATATACTCAAATGGCTGGTAGAGCTGGGCGACGTGGTCTAGATACAATTGGTCATGTGATTCATTTAAACAATATGTTTAATTTACCATATAGTCATGATTACGAGCAAATGGTGAATGGAAATCCTCAAACACTTCAATCGAAATTTTCGATTTCATACAACCTGGTACTAAACTTTCTCAAATTTAATAATAATACAATCGATTTTGCTGACAAAAGTATGTCAAATGGTGAGATTCAAAGAATGATTACAGGAGTATCAGAATTGGTTACAAAATTAAAATCTGATTTACATGACAAAGAGGTAAATCCATCGTATAGTTATATTATGACCAATATGGAAACGTTTGTAAACTATCTTCAAATGCGTGAAGATGTAAAGTCGTGTAAGCAAAAAGCGAGAAAACAGATGGAGCGTTCAATGTTGGAATTGGAATCCGGTAGTAAGCAATTTAAAAGTCAAGTAGAACAATATAAATCATTGTTGGTAATGAAGACGGAAATAAAGGAAAACGAAGAATATATGGAAACATTGAAACTTCATTTTCATAGTAGTTTTGATAGAGTTGTTCAGTTTCTTCAATATTATGATTATGTAAAGGAAGAACAAGAGGAGCCGTCGGCAGACCAAGAGGACCAAGAGGAGCCGTCGGCAGACCAAGAGGACCAAGACAAGCCGTCGGCAGACCAAGACAATACGAATACTAGTAAAATCGTCATTCAAGAAAAAGGTGGTATAGCTACATTTATTCAAGAAACGCATTGTTTGGCTTTTACTGATTTCCTAATTAAAGAAGATTATTTGAAGAAATATAACTCATATGAGATTGCTGCCTTGTTAAGTTGTTTCGCGAATATCAGAGTAAAAGAGGAGAATAAAATCCACAACGTCTCGTATTTAACCGTCAATACTGATTTGAATGAAACCCTACAATCAATGGCTACAATATACGATAATTACGGTGACGAAGAACTTCGTTGCGGACTGTCTAGGTCTAACAATCTGGATTATTTGTTCGAATTTGTAAATCCGATATTGAATTGGTGTGAAGCGGAAGACGAAAAAACATGTAAAGACATTATGAAGAAGTGTGAATTCGAATACGAAACCTTCCCTGGTGAATTTATCAAAGCAATTTTAAAAATAAACAACATGGTGAATGAAATGAAAAGCGCTGCGGAATACATGGGCAATGTGGAATTACTACATAAATTAACTGCTATTCCTGATTTAACCTTGAAATTTGTTGCTACAAATCAGTCATTATACGTGTAAATATAAAGTAGATGAAAATAATGAATTAATTATATTTAGATAAACAAAAAAATACAAAACAAAAAATACATTATGTACATTTATTTTTTGTTTTTTATAACCCACATTATCAGCTGATATAGATTATATTTCATGAAATGAATGGCTGTGGAATAATCTCAGACGTCAATCGGCTCTACTAACTGGCCTTTCTAAGACGGTCCGTAGTACTGCTGTTCCAAACGGCAAAATGGACAATCTTTGGTATAAAGTTTCGAGTAACAATCACCGCACATTGTATGCCCACAATGAATATCAATATTAAGTTTAGTATCGTAACATATGTTGCATTCTTCAATACAGTTAAGGCGAGTAAAGAGCGTGATTTTATTTTTATAAACGGAATAATCCGGAAGCTTACGAAGTCTATTGAGTAGAATGACAGTATTAGTATTCGTTACATGATTCGATTTGACAACTGTTTCTAATGACCCAATCATAGAAAGTATAGTATTATTTTCTAAGAAGTTTCTAAAATAGGCGTCAGCTTCATAATAGCAGTTATCGGTATCGGTATATGTAAGATAATCATTGTAATGCTTTGAAAATAGTTCAAATGAATTATCATCGAAATAAAACATAGTCAAAATTTTAACCGACTCGATGTCATTGCGTTGTGCAGCCATTTCATAATATTTGGTCATAAGCGACAACTCATTGCACTTTTTATACAGGTCTGCCAAATTATACATGGAATGAACATCGTCATTTTCTATAGCCATTTTGTAATAAATAATAGCATTCTCTTTGTCTTTTAATCTAATTTCATAAAGAATAGCTACATTGCCCACCCATGTGGATTGAGGGTCAATTAAAATTGCATCCAAGTATAGTTCTAGAGATTGGTTCAAGTTACGGTATTTCGTAATTCGGTTTGCAGTAACCCCAAGTAAGTGTGCCAATGCTTTGAGTCCAATAAAATCGGTGGGTTCATTTTTAAGCATACTATAATCATATTCCATATCAGATTCTATATCAGATTCTATATCAGATTCCATACCAGATTCCATATCAGGGTTACTGACCACGTCTCCAGACGAATTTCCACACGTCACTGCTTGTGCAGAGATAGCGGTACACGAAGAGGTTTGAATATTATTATAGTTTTGCATATTTGAGACATTTGTTGTGAAAATAAAAATATAAATGAATGAGTCAATTTTTTTATAATATTCGTTTTTATGTGAGGGTATTCAGTATATATACTATGAATAAATATATTGAAAAAACGGCGTTTTAAATTACCAATTGTGTAATCCCTGATTTAACTTTGAAAATTGTTACCACCAATCAATCTCTCTATAAGTAATGTAAAAATATTCAATTGTGTATATTCTATAATTTACAAGAAATTATTTTTTTATTGTTTTCAAATGGTGATATGTTTAAATATTCATGAAAATGTTCTCTGACTACATACATTAAACATGTATATGGATCCCAATCACTGCACCAATTTTCGAGTATATTTAATTTTCTCATATGCGGATTGAATGTATCATAATAATTGGCGGCTTCCTTCTTCGTTTTGAAGACCTTGTTCATGTAACCGATATGTTGGCTTTTTCCGTTGTATTCAGGATATTCACGATGACCAATAACATTAAATGTTTGTACTTCTAAAATATACGGCATTTATACTATATATAGTCATACGTATATTTATATTTTTATTTATTCGCAATTAATTTTCTTACACCCTTGAAGATTTAAAACGCCGTTTTTGACGGCAAAAAATAAATCAACAAGGTTGTAATGGCGACTCGCACGTATTTGGTCGCTTATCGTTCTCGTTCTCGTTCTTATCATATTAATAAAATTATATAAAAACAATTAAACTTATTATATATTAAATGATAGAGTTGGATGGTATCAAACTAGGTCACCCCATACCGTGTAGTGGCCTGTTTAGTTGCTTTTCATCAAAAGTTGATCCTGATATATTTTATAAATTATACCTTAGTAAAACACATTTATATAAACGTTATTGTGATGATGAGAATTATGAAGTAGGTAAAATAACTAGATTTATAAAAACAGATCATGAATATTTATTATGGATTGATAATGCTCCTCTCAACTTACCAATGTTGAAAGTGAAAATTTATGATACAGAAATTTATTTTAAATACTACACAAGAAGAGAGTCGTATAATGGTTTTTTTATAAAAGATCAAAATAATAAAATTTTAAAAAGCATGAATGATGCATATACCATTTATCATAGTGATGATGTCGTGACAGCGTGACGGCGTGTTAATTTTATTTTGGAGTTTGTCTTATTTTTATTTTTATTTATTCACAATTAATTTGCTTAAAGTCCAAATCAAAACATCCCACAATACAATCATCATTTTCACAATTCTCCAACAATTTAGTATTTTCTAAAAATAATTGTAATGTCGTGTTAAAAAAGGTAAATTCGTCTATACCAATCTGCTCTTGCATACACGATCCATGTTTTTCCCACTCGTGTTCCCATAAGGTATCGTCGCACGTATGCCAATATGTATTCATGTTTGTAAGCAAATCACCAGTAGGTTTGGTGTATGATACTGTTTTACAATTCTCTGGATAAGCAGTACTATTTATTTGAGGCCATAGACCATGTATCATGTAATCCGAACTGCACCATTTTTGAACAGCTAATTCATAATAATTATAAATATTTTCAGATTTTACGATAAAAAGATTTGCTAATAATACTACTACTTTTGATAGCATTTACTATTATGTAATAAAAAATATTTATATTATTTTTTATTTAGTAATCTGTTTTTATTCTATTCTGTTTTATTCTGTTCAACGAAATGAAGACGCACCTTTTTTTTCAGCGAAGCTTCTTCATGAAATATGAATATTTTGAATTTATATTTGTTAAAGTTATCTAGGTCGTGTCTAGATGTGATTCTCGAAACTGTTTTGACTTTTGCCAAATAAACGATATATTGGAACAGACCATCGTTGCGAACAATCTTATCAAAGATATAACCATCGTATTCTTTATCGAATATTTCAGGTTTATTTGTACACATCTCTAAGAGACAACAATCACTTTGTATCTTGCGTATAGCACGCATAGTAGTATTAATATATTCTAAACGACTGGTCCATTGTTGTTCAAATGTTTCAAAAGACGTGGAATAATCGACTAATCGTAGATTTTTTTGTAGGCGTGCCATGTTCAAGAGATCAACTAATCGTCGAATAGGTGATGTACAATGAATATAGGATTCGAGTTGTAACATTTCATGACATTTTCTCTCGTCGTACAAGTCATATTGACCGCATGAACTATTCCATATTTTCAAGAAATTATTTACATCTTCCGGTAATGTCGCATGTTCTTCTGTACTTGACTTGAAATTCACAGAACGGTAAATTCCATTATTATGTTTTGTCATTTCGAGAGCCGTATAATAATTCATTAGAATCATCAAGTAACTAACAATATCGTGACTAGATTTGATGTTGGTAGTATATTTATAAATTTTAGACAATTCATCAACTACTTGAAACATTAATTTGTAATTGTCGTCCTTTTTCAGTTCTTTGCTTTCATATACATGATTTTTATAGACGTTAATGTATGTATTTTCAAATTTATAACCGATGATTTCTCCGTTTATAATCGTAATGTCAATCGCAAAGGCTAATCGAACTACTTTTTCACACAAACTACAAACACAATTGGATAATGAAGCAGGCATCATAGGGCGTTTTCTATCTGGTAAATAAATGGTCGATATTCTATCGGAAAATGAATTCCATAAATCCAGTTCTTCCATCCAAATGGGGACGTTTGCGATATAGATGCTAAGTTTATAAGCATTGTCGCCAATTTTCATAATACTAAAGGCATCATCATAATCGCTTGTTTCCTTTGAATCGATACTGAAGACAGATTCGCTAGTTCTGTCTTCCAATTTGTATTTATCAATCATGGAGGAAATAAATTCCGGTTCTGTTTTTTGTTTCAAAGCATCAGTTGCTGTTTTGTTAAATGTTTGGATAGATGCATACAAACTTTTGCAGTATAGTTGATATTCATAGTAATTGGCCAAGACATCTACATCACCTAACACACTTACGATGGTGCCTTGTGGGTGTTTGTCTGACCAATTATCAAAACGAAATACGATGTATTTATTATCGATATTTTTAGAAAATCCTAATTTCAGTGCGTAGGGAATAGTAAAGATAGGAAATCGCTTGTCGTCTGGAATACA